TAATCGCAAAACTCTTGGCATTCTTCAGCCGAAGTAAAGAATATACCATAACGCCTATCCAAAATATCTTCAAAATTCACATTATGATCCACTATCATATCTGCATGTACAGCTTCTCTTGTGAAATAATAATCACTCACTTCGCCTTTCTCTTTCTTATACCATGCATGTACTTTTCCATTTCTTTCAGTCAGTTCATACAATTCATACCGCTTTGGCTTATACACTTCCATTGTTACATTGCATTTACAACTATCATTTACAACCCTTCCAGATGGTAATGTAATTTGTATGTTTCTGTTGATATCACACTTATCGCACTTCTTTTTATACAAGTATTCAGATTCCACGCCATATACAATAACCTTGTTATTCTCCATCAATTCCGACAGTCTTGACTGTTTTGCCTTGTACTCAGCATCCCGCATTGCAATTTCATATTCATGCTTTTTCTTCTCAAAATCATTCTTGATGGCTTCAAAATTCTTCTTGATACTCTGTAACTCCTGATTCTCTTTACGAAGTTTTTCAATCGTATCTTTAGTCTCCTGCTTTACTGAATTTCTAAGTTTTTCTTTGAGATCTTCGATCTCTTCATCAAACTCTCCCGGTTCAAAATAATCTTCTTCATTCCAATAACACATATTACTCAACCTCTCTTTCCGCCTCAAGCCATCTACGTGTGCACTCAATGCAATGTTGTTCATCCCTCTGGCACACAACCTCATCAAACCCTATCTCATTCGGGCACATTACAATCTGCGCAAGATCCACATCACTGAGTGACCGGATGTAATCTCCGTTTGTCATTATTTTATATTCGTCCGTCGCATTCTTGGTACAGTGTACACATGGCTCCTGTTCACTACTCATGTTTATATATTTGCATGTATTACAGCTTCCCTTTGAACTGATGTCTGTCTTATTTGTAAAAGTATTTTTGTCAATCATGTTGTTGCTATTTCCATACAAATACTCATAGTTTATTGGGCATCCCTGAACGGTTATATTTTCCACAATCGTTTTTTTCACCTTTTCAGGCACCGCTCTGCGCCCTGTTTCCCATGATGCGATTGTGCGTTCACCATATGCCTTCCCTGATCTATTGCTAACAACACCCATGTTCTTTAACCAATTTGCAAATCCTGCTTGTGTCAGCCCCATAGCTTTTCTAATCTTTTTCATATGTTTTCCAATAATGATTTCCATCGAATCTCTCCTCTCCTGATCATCTCAACAATATCTATTCTGGTGAAGCTCTCCCGGTAGCCGTATTCACTCTTCATCACTATGTGATGATCGTAAACCTCCACAATGGTCCATTTCTTCCATGTCATGATAAAATTCCGCCCACTGGTGGTTTCTTTTGTATGGATTCGCACGACCTGCCCTGGTCGGCAGATCATGTTGTATGTAATTTCTATCTTAAAATTTGTCATGTTGTTTCTCCTTTATCTATTCTATACAAAACACAGTTGCCCATTGTCATCCTCTCCTATCCGTATATTTGGCATTCTTTTTCTCAAGCAAAGCTCTGGTAAATTTGCTCTTACCATTGCTGCCGGTATAGGTGGACAGACTGCATTTCCACATCTCTTAACCTGTTCACTTCTTGAATATGTCTTACCTGTGTTGTCATGATCTATGATGTAATCATCCGGAAACCCTTGGCACCCATATAACTCCTTTGGCTCAAGCATTCTGAGACCAATGTCCACTATCTGATACTCAACACCTTGGATTGTTACAAGACCGAACCGGTCTCTTGATGTCACTGTATCAAGCGGCTGTTCTATATCTTGGCCTGTACCCTCTCCGTAGTATTTGATCAGGAATGCTCTGACCTCTCCAAAATGTCCGGCTGATGTTGTCACTGTATGCAGTGGCTCTCTCTCATCCTGCCCTATCCCTGTCTTGTAAAACTTACTGAGGAACGAAGTCACAAGGCCATATCTGTTTGAGCTGTCTACTGTCATGATCGGATTCTCTATACCTTGACCTCTTACCTCATCTGAATTGGTCTCCGAATGATATTGAATAAGTGTAGGACTTATTAGACAGTGCTCATTCTTGCTGACAATAGTTGTAAGAGGTTCTCTCACATCTTTGCTACGATCTGCAGAGAATCCAGTCTGACCTATCTGAACAATATATGGTTCTACAACTCCATATCCATGCTTGCCTGTGATTGTAGGCATCGGATCTCTTATATCCTGCGGCTTTCTTTCGCCGCCATGATTGCATTGAATGATGAATGGCTCTGGATTGTCCAGAACGAACTTCTTCAGCCCTCTTGCAATCCTCTGCATAGTCTTTGGCGCAAGTGGTCTCACCGCCCGGATACCATACTTCTCCTTGATCTCCTCTGATGTATCAAAGATACTTGGACATGGTAGGCTAAAATCAAGCTGTGTATATGCTCCAACATAAGGTTTGAGCAGTCCCATCTTGACCTCTTCGCTGTCTGTCGGTGCATGTGTAGGCTTTGGCCACATGATAGGTACTCCATCACATCTTGCGATCATGAAGAACCTTTTTCTCTTGGTCGGTGCTCCGTAGTCTGCCGCCACAAGTTCTCTGAACTGTACTTCATATCCCAGATCATTAAGTTGCTTTACAAACTGTCTGAATGTATCACCTTGCTTTGCCCTTATTGGATGATGCCCTCTGTTGAGTGGTCCCCATGTCTTGAACTCTTCGACATTCTCAAGCATAATCACTCTCGGTCTCACAAGTGCCGCCCATCTGCATGCTACCCATGCCAGCCCTCTGATGTTCTTATCTTTTGGCTTGCCACCTTTGGCCTTGCTGAAATGCTTACAGTCTGGGGAGAACCAGGCAAGAGCTACCGGATGCCCCTCACATGCTTTCACTGGATCAACCGCCCACACGTTCTCACAATAGTGCTTTGTGTTTGGATGATTGACCTTATGCATCCTTATGGCTTCCGGATCATGATTGATTGCTATATCAACACTGTACCCTGTAGCCATCTCAATTCCTGTTGATGCTCCACCACCACCGGCGAAGTTATCAACGATAAGTTCTCCGTTTATCATGGCTGTACCTCTAAGAAATCAAACAACGTCGGTGAATCAACCTCATTCTCCTCTGCCTGTAAATATCCAACACCATCTCTGAAGTAATCCGGATTGAGCTCACATCCCTTGCCAAATCTGTGCATCTTGACCGCCATCATCGGTACAGTCATAAGACCGCCGAACGGATCATATACCACATCACCCGGATTGCTGTACCTGTTGATAATCCTCTCAACGATATCAAGCTGTAAAGGACATACATGCATGGTTGCCCTTCTCTGGCTCTGTGTCGTATTAAGAGTTCTCATTCTGTTAATATCATCCCATACCTCAAGCTGGTTCCATGATCCCGGAGCTACTACCATGAATGTAGCTGGTAATCTTCCATCCATATCAAGCTCCTTTGCAAGTGCCACATGATCCTCATAGTTATATACATGCTCTCTGCTGTACTGTCTGTATACTCTCTGTAAGTTGTCCACAGATACGCCCTCAAGTTCTTCTTTACTCACAAGCCTGTCTCCTGAGCTTCTCCAGTATCCGTGAGCATCTATCTGCCACTGTGCCCTTGTGTATTCATCCTTGGACTTAGTAACCGGATCATCAGCGTATGCCTTGCTGTGATCCGTTGGCAGTTTGCGGAACAGTAAAATATATTCAGGGCATCCAACTCCCATCTTGGTACCATCCTTACACTGTTCCGTCCATCCAAGGCGGTAGGTCTGGTTGTTCTCTCTTACAACATCCGTCACAACTGTGATCATGCCAAAATACTGAAATCCATGGCGCATATAATGTTCTATACAGTCAGCGTGAAATGGTTCAATAGTTGGCATTCCTGTTCCGGTGGCATTTCCGAACAGCACTCTGTCCTTGACATGAATAGCTGCAACTCTTCCCGGCTTCAACACCCTTAAAAGCTCCGGTGTCAAGAAATCCATCTGTTCAAAGAACCTATCTGTATCCTGATTGTGTCCAAAATCGTTATAATTTGCTGAATATTCATAATGATTACCGAATGGTATTGACGTATGGATCAAATCAATGCTGTTGCTTTCCATCGCTCTTGTTTCTTCCACACAGTCACCATATACGGCTTCATAATGATTTCCTCTTACTGTTCTTTCTTCTCTTGTACCTTCCACACCCATCTTCCTTTCTAACCGCTCTGTTTTATTCGCTGAATCAAGTCCATACTTTTTCACGATCTCGATCATCTTCTGCACCATATGATCATGATTCTTCCATTTCTCAATTAAAGCATTTTTAATCTCTCGCTCATTCTCCATATAGATTATGTCTATAACCACAGTTTCTTTTTGCAAGAATCTATAGCATCTGTGAATAGCCTGTATGAAGTCATTGAACTCATAATCAATACCAACAAATATCTCCCTGTGACAGAACCGCTGAAAGTTACATCCTGAACCACTGATTGACTTCTTTGTTGCAAATAGTCTCGTTTTACCTTCTGAGAAATCTATAACTCTCTGTTCTCTAAGGTCATAATCCATAGATCCGTATATATCCACTGTCTCCGGCAGAGCTTTCTTGATCGCATGTCTCTCTGCTTCCTGATCATGCCACAATATAAAATGATCATCCGGCGAACTGTCTACAATCTCACGCATCTTTTCTACTCGCTCATTGATACTCTCCCGCTTCACCTTTGCAGCTTCTTTCAAACCTGCAGATGCCTGTGTAAACAACTCCATTTGCCCATCTTTATCAACTGTATCTCCATAGTGAACCGGTATCTCATGCCATCTAACATCCAGAGGTGGTAAGTCATAACCATTATCAGAATAATCCGGATTGAGATCCGATGGCTTTGTAATGAAAAGTGCCCAACTTGAAACCCACAACCAAAACTCATCTTCCATATTCGGATATAAGGTCAAGTTATTTGCCTTTGTTGAATCTCTCTGAAAAAATCTTGTAAGTGCCTGTCCTGTATCCATAACCTCAAGGTATCCAGCATAATGAATAAGCTCTTTATACTTATTCGGTGATGGTGTAGCAGTTGCTACCAGCTTATAAGGTACATTTTTGAACTTTTCAAGGAATGTCTGATATGTCTTAGATCCAAATGATCTAAGGACTGATGCTTCATCAAGTGAGGTAGCCTGAAAGTAATCCGGTCGGATATCTCCGTCTCTCACTCTCTCATAGTTCGTCAGAACGATCTGACTTGTGCTTGCCTCAACCTCTTCCATGGTTCGGCAATACTCTGGTTTCTCATAGCCCAGGAGTTCCACGGCATCCCTTGTAAACTCCTGCTTAACTCCAAGTGGTAATACGATCAATGCTCTACCACCTGTATGTTCTGCTGCAAGGTGACAAAATTCTATTTCCTGTGCAGTCTTACCAAGTCCGAAAGACTCAAACAAAGCTCTACGTCCACCTTTCAGTGCCCATGCCACTGCATCTCTCTGGTGTGGCTTTAATGCTTTGTTAATACGGTTCTTGTCAACAGAAAAACCACTATCAACTGCAAGTTCTATCTTGCTTTCTAAAAACTCTTTGTAATTCATGTTTAAAAGGAACCCGATATATCGTTACCCCGGCCGGAGGTTCGGCTCCTTTCTTTGATTTATTTTTATCTGCTCCGGAGTTCTTTCAACTCCTCAAGCATATCTGCGATCTCTGTATGATACTGTCTGTTCAGTTCAATAGCTGTATCATCTGCATCTTCCAATCCAGCATGTTTTGCTTCCCATCTCTCATGCTTTATAGCTTCGTCAATCTCCATCATCCACTACCTCCTCAAAATCACAGGATCCGCATAAGGTGCATATAGCCCGGTACTCATATGCCGGCTGTCCATGATATTCACCCATGCACTCTCTTTCCATGTCCGGCTCTTCGAACTCTACCTGACAGTCAATGCATTTATACATTTACACCGCTCCAATCTAATTTCTGACCGCATCTATCGCAACGATCAGATAATTCTCCACAATACAAGACATTATCGATTTTGGATATAATTTTTCGGCGGCACACAGGACAGCCATAATTGATATAATTTATCTTAGTGTACTTAAATATAGTTATTTTCTTCGGAATCTCTTTGTCCAAATTCTGTAACACTATGTCATAAGCACTATTCAAATCATCAATATTCTGCACGATGTCACACTTTCCACAATCTCGGTCACAATGTCTATTGATGCACTCTTTTTCAACCATCATCAGCTTCTTTGCTTTTTCAATCGTCATTTTTCATCTCTCCTTATTTATCTCCATATATGCCGAATACATTTTTTATTGATTTCTCCAATCCCTTTGTTACATTTTGCAGATTATCATAATGCGGTTTCAATATGCATTTCACGCTATATCCGTTGCATTTAGTACCGAAACCAATAACATTTCTGCAAATACCATCTTGACTTGCTAAACATTTATTCATTCTGTGCCTCTTTTCCGACTCTCATATTTTTTCCTAAATCTATCCGGCATCGGAATGCACTCTGTTTTCGCTTCCAGTGCCTTAATTTCGCTTTCTTTTCTTTCTGACAAGGCTTTTATTGTCTGCGTTCTTAAATCGGCTATTTGATTAGAATGTCCTTGTGCTGCATTAACGAGCTGTCTTACTTCAGTTGGCATTTTGGAAAATTCCTGTTCTCTCACCACCTCATTTCGATAGCACTTAATGAAGTTCGATGAAACGACTTGTTCATTGTAATTTTCATCTAATGCCCATATTCTAAGCTGGCTCGGAAGTCCGATTGCTTTCTGAACCACTTGTGGTAACTTTGCATATTCTTCCACCGAATTGTAAGCACTGTTCCGGATTGCTCTGCTGACTAACGCCCAAGCCTCCATTTCGTTCAGCTCCTGCGGTTGGGTGATTGAACGAATTTTATCAATTAATTGTCCGGGAGCCGGTGCAAATCCACTTGTATTTGTTTGCATATAAACCTTAAATGCCATAGCGATTTCATCTTTGCTGTATTCCTCTAATGCCATAGTCCACGCATTAACTGCTGCAGTTCTGCTTGGTGGATTATAATTCGGATATGTAGCTTGCATCATAGCCAGAAAATCTTGCACATCCTTAACCTGATCATCCGTATATACAAGAGTCTCATAAAATGCCACTTTCTCAGTCAACTCTGCTTTCAGTTCCTCATAATTGAAGCTGATCTTTTCCGGTATTGCTACCTCATTCACTCTTAATTCCATGTACATCCTCCCACCATAGCCAGTTCATACTGACCATCTTTGTTTATTTTCATCATGCTCATGATCCGGTCTGTCTGTTTCTGTCTCTCCTCTTCACAGTCGCATCGCTCTCCAGGATCAAGATTTGCTCCGCAGTTACTGCAAATTCTGTAATACACTTTTCTCTCACCCCTTTACTATATTTCCGGTAATTTCAGTGCCGGTGCTTTTTTCATCTGTACATGCTCCCAGAACTTTGATTCTTCCTCGATCAGATACTTGATATCTTCTTCAACCTCCGACCGTTCTATCGGATAATGTCTTGTCTGTAAGTACACATTCTCTCCATATACAGATTTAAGCTGTGCCTTAAGTATTACGAAGTCAAACTCTGTAACCATCAGGTAATGCAACACCTGTATGTAATAGTTATCCGGTATCCTGTGATCCCACTTCTCTTTTTGCATGGACTGTAAGATATTCGTCGTCTTACATTCCCATATGCCTTTACGACCATCCTGATCTATGAGCCATCCATCAAGAGATGCATGTGCCCACGGATACTTGTCATTGAACCAAATGTTATTCTCTTCATAACACACCTGGTATTCCGGATAGTCCAATTTGAACAATTCTCTGAGAAGCGGCTCAGCTTCTGTTCCATATTTCACATATGGCTTATCCGATATATCCACCGGTTCAATTCCATATGCTTTTTCTTTCCAAAGCTCCACATTGCTTTTATATGGGTTCATTCCCATAATAGCCGAAGCATCCGAACCACCTATCTTTGTTCTTGCCTTGAGCCATTCTTCATGACTGGATAACACTTTCATCTCAACCATGCTTTTCTTCTCCTGCCTACCAGATAAGGGAGTGTCAGCAGTACACCGATCAGAGCCTGTCCAAGGTGTGCATACCATGGTTCAATGATCTGCATATCCATGGCGAACGCAACTGAGTTTGCTGCTCCGAAGATCAGGAATAAACCAATAGCACACATGGTATAAACCGCATATCTGCATATCTTCTTTTTCTTCATTTGCTTCACTATCCTTTCTCACTGTGCATCCTGCAACACCGTCCCACCTTCTGCAACTTTCTTAGGATTGAACGGTGGTACTCTTCTGCCGGCTTTCAATTCTTTGCGGTATCGCATAAAGTCTACAAGCGCAAGATAGTTGACATATGTCACACCAAAACCATCCAATATGGTGTATTCACTGTATCTTCCTTTTGCAATGTATATCGCCAGCTCCGATAATCTGTTACATACCGTTCTTATCGATATTCCAAATTCCTCGGCAATCTCGGCTTTTGTCATATATGGACCGGCTTTTACATATCTAATTCCTGTTATATCCATTTCTTACCTCTCCTTTCTCCTTGCCATGTGCTATACTAAAGAAAAATCAAAGGGAGTCTTTATCATGCAAATAACCAAATCTGATATCAAAATACTGAATTATGTCCACCATCGTCATTTCCGACCTGTCACCTATATGTCTCTTTCTGGTAAATTTAGCAAGCATGAAGTAGACAATCTTATTAAAGGTGAACTCTTGTCCTACGTTCCTGTAATCGTTGATTATCAAGGAATCCCATCGGAAAAGCTTTCCGCCGAATCTGCAATATTCCTTACCAAAGATGGTATATATGTGGTTGAACAGAATCAGTGGTTTGATACCCAATATCTGCTTACGCAGATAATCGTCCCTATACTGGTTGGTGTTGCAAGTGCCGTCATCACAACAGTCTTATTACGATTACTGTAGCTATGCCTATAGCTGCTCCTATCAGTCCCATCACTGCAGGTCTGATGTAATCGCACCAAAGATCTTCCATGAAGTACGGCTCCTTGAGTTTCTTCTTAATCTTTTTGAACATCTATGATCTCCTTTCTTGTTATGTGTTACAATGGTAAAAAACTAAGGAGGTTCGCTCTATGTATGAATACGATTACGATAAAGTCACCCTAAATTTGGAAGAAAAATATAAACTCTTTATTACCAAACGCAAAAAGAAAACAACCGAAAAGTTCTTAGGTGATTCTAAAAACTATTTACTTGGAATTCGTTTCATTAAAGCCAACTACTCTGGTCAGCGAAATGAAATAGGTGAACAAATACCTGATGGTACATATTCTGTAACCTGGTATTATGGCCGTTATCTTATATGGAAAAGGAATAAAGCTTTTTATGGAATGCTTTCATCGTTTGTAACTCCTATAGTTGTTTCCATAATTACATCAGTACTAACAGTAATAGTCCTACGCATATTAGGCTTAGGATAAGAATTGCGGTTCTGTATCTGCGTTCCTTCTTGTAAAGATGTTCAAAGAACTTCACTTCATCATCTGAAACTGGAAAAATCTCCTGGAAGGCTTTTCGTTCTTCTAGGATTTTTTCGTTCTTCATCTCTTTTTTGATGGCTTTCAGGTCATTTGCTTTCAATGTTTTGTTTAACTCCTCTGTTGTCATGTCTCTCCTTTCTATTTTTAGTATTCATTTTGTGAACTAGTAAGGCAAAAAAATATTTTCCCTAGGAAAACTACAAATATCTGCATACATTCTTAATTCTGCCTCTTTCATCTTTACCTTACCGCTTTCCCAATTACCAACAGTAATACGAGAAACGCCCATTTTATCAGCTATATCCTGCTGTGAAAGTCCAGCATTTACTCTAACAGCTGATAATCTTATCTTTAAACTATTCAATATTTCGCCTCCTCTCTTTCATCTTGTAATTGCATTATAGTATTCTTTTTGTGAACTGTCAAGCAGAATGAAAACTTTTTTTGCTTTTTGCTTGCTATAAGTA